GGGCTTGCCCATCCCTGATTTTTTGTGTTTTTGGGTTTTGACTGGGGTTGCGACAGTTGCAATCGCACTAAATCGACTGACGGGCGGCCAGAGGTGTTCTCATGGCGGACAAAAAACGAGCAAACAAGGCGGAGTTGGCAAGGATTCTCGGGGTCTCTCACACCGTGCTTTCCAAATACCAGCACCTCCCAACCTTCCCGGCATTCGATCGCTCCGGGCTCGCTGAGATCTACGCCGTCTGCGTCTGGCACAATGAAGGCAAAAACCCTGCCCCACAAGCCACCCCAGACGACGACCTTGCCGGCGACGTTTCCGAAGGACTCGAACGCTATCGCATGGCAAAAGCCCAGCAAGAAGAAATCAAGCTCGCAGAAACCCGCCACCAGATCGTGAAGCTGAACGACTTCGAAGAGGCAATGCAAATCGCTTTGCAACCGTGGCGACGACTCGGCGAGGCCATTAAACGGCAAGGACTGATGGATGTTTTCGCGATGATCGAAGAGGCAAATCAGGAGGTGGCCGAATCGCTGGAGAGACTCTATGGACATGCCGCAACCGCCGAATCTCCAGGATTGGCGTGACTACGCCATTCATCCCGCACGGGCGCTGCGGGACATCTATATGCGGACAGTCCCGGTTCGCCCCTACCGCTCAATGCGACAATTCGCGGAGCAGGAAATCTTCCTTCCCGATGGCCCATATCAAGGCCAGCGATTCCGTTGCAGCAGGCAGCCCGCCCATGGTCTATTCTTCGACGCCGTCGATTCCGGGCAGTGGTTCCGCTACGCCTGCACAGGCCCACAGCAGTCCGGAAAAACGCTGGCATTCGTGGTGATCCCGATTCTGTATCACCTATTCGAGCGCAACCAAACTGTCCTTTTTGGCCTGCCCAGCATGGACATGGCCAACGACAAGTGGAAGCTCGACATCAAGCCCGCGATCGAAGCCAGCCAATACGCCAAATTCCTGCCACGCAAAGGCGCAGGCTCTCAGGGCGGCACGCCTGAACTCATTCAATTCCTCAACGGCAGCAACATCAAATTCATCACCGGGGGCGGCGGTGACGAAAAGCGAGCCGGCATCACAGGTCCTATCCTCGTAGTCACCGAAGTCTCACACCTCGACGAGACTGGCGTGAACTCGGACGAGGCAACAAAACTCAAACAGATGGAAGGCCGCGTGAGAGCATTCCGAGCGAGTGGCCAGGCTCGCATCTATCTCGAATCTACCGTCACAACAGAACACGGCCGAATGTGGCAAGAGTGGCAACAAGGCACTGCCGGCGAAGTTGTCTTTCCTTGCCATTCATGCGGCGAGTACATCGCACCCGGACGAGATGCTTTGATCGGCTGGCAGGATGCCACGACAGAGGCAGAGGCCGAAGAAAAAACCCGCTGGGCCTGTCCTGCCTGTGGTATTCTGTTCGATGACGCCACAAGGCTGCAGCAACTCCAAAAAGCACGGCTGAGACACCGCGGCCAAATCGTGCTACCTGACGGCACAGTCACAGGCGACATGCCGCAGAGTAAGACCATGGGCTTCCGCTATTCAGCCCCCACAAATACCTTCATGACCTCCGGCATCGTCGGCGCTGACGAATGGCGAGGGCAACGTGAAATCGACCCCGACAACGCAGAAAAAGAACTCCTTCAATGGACCTGGGCGCTACCAGCACAGCCAAAACAAAAGGACATTGAGCCGCTCGACTTCAAAGCTGTCATGAAACGCCAAAGCCAATACCGCCGCGGGTTGATACCTTCCGGCTGCATCCGCATTTCCGCAGGCGTTGACTGCCGCGCCCAGCAACTCGACTGGTTCGTGATTGCCCAGCACGAATCAGGTCAGCCCTATTGTATCGACTACGGATTCGAGCCGATCCACCGCGAATTGACAGACCTCCCTGCAGCACTCAAGCACGCCATTCAAGACCTTCAAAGCAAATTCGACAGCGGCTGGGAACTGGAAGCAGGCGGCTCAAAGGGTGTGGATATCGTCCTAATTGACGCCGGCTGGGAAACCGAAACGGTCCGCTCCGCGGCACAGCCACATCAGCTCTGGAACACTGCAAAGGGGTTTGGCTACAAGCAGCACAGCGGCGCCGTCTACCACGCACCCAAAGACCGCTCGAAGTACACCGTGGCAATCGGAGAAGGCTGGCACGACGTGGCATTCACCACTGGCACAGGCTACCGCAGGGAATACCAAAACAACGCGGACCACTGGAAGAGGCGAGTACATCAGGCTCTGAGTTGCCCCGCAGACTCAAGGGCGGCACTACTGCTTCCACACACCGACAAGACCGACGGCCGCGCCGAAGTCGCCAAACAACTCACAGCCGAACGCGAACAGGTGGTTTTCGAAGTCGGCAAAGGGCGAGTCCAGAAGTGGGTGCAGACATTCAGCCGCAATCACTTGCTCGACGCTGCTTACCTAGCATTTGTGGGACTGTCTGTGCTACAATTCGACGCTGAAAAAGAGCGCCGGAAAGCCGAACAAAAGCCCGTGAATGGTGTGATTTCCGGCAAAAAAGCCCCGAAATTCGTGAGGGATTTGAGATGAAGCCACTGGAATCCCCAGCATACACACAGCGACGATCCTACACGCCATGCCACGCGGCACCTGGCGGCGGACTCTGTCCGCAGTGCGGGCAGTTTGCAACGTCCTACAACTCACAGCCGATCGGCGACATGCAAAAGCAGTACAGGCGCTGCCAGTGCGGCAATCGCTTCACGACAGTCGTTCGGAGGCAGCCATAATGCCACTCAAGCCCGGAAGCAGTCGCGCGACCATTCAGGAAAACATCCGCAAACTAATCGCGGAAGGCTACACGCCACAGCAGGCCGCAGCCATTGCCTACGCAGAGGCACGCAAACGCTAATCCTTTAGCAGATGCAGATTCACCAAACGCCACGCAGCCGCAATGCTGCGAACATGGCAAGATCCGCAGCAGAAAGACTGGCTCTCTACGAAGACCTCCGCGACCGCGTCGAAACCGGTTTGCTCGCAGGGGCTCCCGTCATCACGTACACCGTGGATGGGCAGATGGTTCAGAAGGAGCCCACAAGTACATGGCTCGCAGAACTCGACGCTAGGATCTCCGATCTCCGCCGGCAGGCATCAGGCGGAATTCACGCAGCCCGGAACCTCGTGAGGTTTCAGCGATGATCAGCAGGCCAGACTACGCTGCCAACGTCCGTGAGGCTGCAAAGCCGACTCGCATTGACAAAGCACTTCTGCAAATCGCTCCCGCATGGGCAATGGGGCGAATCAAAGCCCGTGTTGATGGCCAACTCCGTCTCATGCTGGCAAACAGGGCTGCTGAAAACTTCGCAGCCTACGAGGCCGCAGACAATGACAGGCTCCGCGGGGAAAAGTGGATTGCGTCAAAGCTCACGCAAAACGATGCGATCGGCACCGAACTCGAAACAATGATCGACCGGGCAACCGACCTTTACCGCAATGACGTGTTTGCCGCGTCTGCAGTAAACGGCCGTGTTGACAATGTCATCGGGCAAGGGATCCGCCCACAGGCCCGCGTGCAGGCCGCGAGGGGTGTCGTGACACAATCGCAGGCCGAAGCATTCAACACGCAAATCGAACTGCTCTGGCACCGCTGGGCAATCGCTGAGGGCTTTTATGCGAAACAGCGCCTGCTCGAACGCTGCAATGGCATTTACGGCGAATCATGGCTGTACATGGGCAACGACGACAGCCCTGAAAAGCCCGTGACGCTGTCGGTCCAGGTGATCCACCCGCAACGAATTCCAGTTTACTCGTGGCTGCAGCAGGGCAAGCCAGAGCGGCGGCTGGGCATGAGGCTCGACGCACGCGGCACAGCCATTGCCGCATTCGTGCGACGCAGTTTGCCGAATGACAGTTACGCAGCCGATCAGATGGAGGACGAGGTTCCGCTGACAGACCTGCTACACTGCTTTGAGGAAACAAGCCCCGGACAACTCCGCGGCGTTCCATGGCTGGCTCCTGCGATGGGCAAGCTAAAAGACCTCAAAGACTTCGTCCACGCTCATTTAGTGGCCGAACAAGTGGCGGCATGTTACGGCGCATTCGTGACAGGCGCGACTGATCCGGCGTTACTGGCAGAGGCAGGCCGCAGCCGATCGAATCTTGAAGACCTGAGCCCGGGCACGATTCAATACCTCGGCGATGGCGAATCCGTTCAATTCAGTGACCCCGCACGACCCGGGACAACTCTTGGCCCATACGTTGAATGGGCATTACATGGTGTGGCCGCGGCCCTGCGTTACCCCTATGAGTTGCTCGCAAAGCAATTCACCAACAATTTCAGCGGCGGCAGGCTCGCCTTGATTGACGGCCGCATCACGTTCAAGTGCTGGCAACACGTGTTGATTGATCGGACGTTGCGTAAGCTCTGGGCTCGTTTCGTTGACCAGTGTGTTATCCAAGGCGCCGTGGCAATCGACCCAGTTCGCTACGAAGAGAACCGCAGCCATTTCCTCAACCACCAATGGATTCCTCCTGGATGGCCGTGGGTTGATCCGGACAAAGAAGTCAAAGCTGACGTTGCGGCAATTGAGGCCGGCTTAACCACGCAAACAGAATCGCTCGCATCCCGTGGCCGCGACTTCGACGAGACGTTACAGCAGATTGAGCGCGAGCTTTATGCAAAAGCCGACATGGAAAGCCGCGTGGCAGCCTACCGCGCCTCACTCGACCTCGACGAAGACACCGACCCAGCAGACGACAGCCCCGACGATACGCCAGACAATGAGGCTGACGACTCAATGGGCATCAGCGAAGACTTCGCCATCCCCGCCAAATACGCCGGCATTAGCTTCACGCCACCCGCAGGCGTTCGAGCAGAAGCTCGGCAGGGGCTCGAATGGCGGCGCGAATACAAACGTGGCGGCACTGCCATAGGTATTGCACGAGCCCGCGACCTTGCAAATGGCAAGCAAGTCAGCCCATCAACGATTAACCGAATGGTGAGTTTCTTTGCCCGTCACGAAGTAGACAAGCAAGGCGAGGGATTCTCGCCCGGCGAAAAAGGTTACCCATCAAACGGCCGCATTGCGTGGGCTCTCTGGGGTGGCGATCCGGGCAAAGCCTGGGCAGGCAAAGTGCAAAGACAAATGCAAGCGAGGGACAAAGCAAATGCCCGCAATTAACACTGCTCCCAACAAATCAGCATTTCGCACCGACGCAGCCCGGCAGGCTCCTGCGCGTGTTGACCGTGAAGGTGGCGTTATTTACGGCGCTGCCATGATGCAAACCGGCGATCTGAATTCTGGAGACGTGCGCCCGTTCACTGCTGACGCAGAGACGTTGCAGCAGGTAATGACCTTCGGCAACGCAACCCGCAACGGACTCAAGGCCAGATTCACGCACCCGAATATGTCGAACGACGGCATGGGCTCATATCTCGGCAGGTGGACCAATTTTCGCATCGACGGCGACACCGTCCGCGCAGACCTGCACATTGCCGACGCAGCATATACCAGCCCACAGGGTGATCTCGGCAATTATGTCATGGACCTTGCTGAGCAAGACCCAGAGGCGTTCGGCATCTCAATGGCAACGCAACTCGATGAGCAAAGCTATGCTGAGTTTGAGCAGTCACGACACCGCGAATCCGACAACGACAAGCGGAAGAAAATGCGGTGGCCGATGCGATTCTCCGGCATGAAAGCAGGCGACGTAGTGGACAGCCCCGCAGCCACTCGCACAGGTCTATTTTCGCTGACTGACGCAGACCCACGAAATCTTCCCGCGCAGGCTACAGCCCTGCTCGATGCGTATTTCTCAGACGCACCCGCCGAAGCGGTCCGGGCGCGAATCAATGGATTTCTCGACCGCTATTTTTCATCACGAGGTGATGACATGCCAGAGCCGACCCCGGCCGACACCGTGACCACAGAAACGCCGGCCGCTCCGGCAACCCCCGCAGCCGATCTCTCGGCAGCTCCTGCAGTCCCAGTCGCACACACTCCAACCGCTGATCTCGCAGCCGCAGAGCGGACTCGCTGCCTGCAGATTCAGGCCCTGTGCAATCTCGCAGGCGTCCCCGACAAGTTCAGCCTCTTCGTCAACGGCAATTTCACTGTTGAAGCCGCGCAGGCTGCCTTGCGTGACCTGTCAGCACAGCGTGGAAGCGTGATTCAACCAGCCGCAGAACCACAGCCAGACCCCAACGCAAGGTACAAGGCTGAATTCGCAGCCAATCGCGACAGCATCACTGTTACCGAAGAGCAGTGGATTCGCTCCCGCCGCATCGACGACGGGCTTGAACCGCTTCAGAAGTAATTCAACCCCAACCCTTTCTCAGGAGAAAAATCCATGCCCGCAGTTACGGCAAACCAAATCACGCTTCAGCAAGGCGCTGGCGAACTGATTTCGAGCAAGGCCGCAGCAGTCAATTTGTACGCCGGAACGATTGCGTTTTTCGATGCAACAACCGGATTTATCACTAACGATGATAACGCCGGCGCAAACGCATTCGCCGGCATCGTCTATCAGCAGTGCGACAACTCTGGCGGATCTGCCGGCGACAAAGTTGTTGAACTGTACACCGATGGAGTGTTCCGGCTTACTGGCTCTTCATTCACGCAGGGCAGCAACGGCGACCTGGTGTATGCAGTTGACAACTACACGATCCAGGCGAGCGCGACAAACGCCAGCAAAGTTGGTCGTATCGTCAATTTCGTTTCCGCAACTCAGGTGGACGTTTTGATTAACGTCTACGGCTGATGATTCACACAAACAACAAGCCTTTTGAAAGGATGATACAATGCCCCTCGATCTCGCCCAGGCGCAAATCAAGTTGCGTGACCTGACGGCAAAATTCGACAACCGCCTGCAGGCAACGACTCCGTTTTACCCGTCTGTCTGCTACGACGCATCCAGCAATCGCAGCGGCGAAAAATACGGATGGATCGGCAACATGCCGGGCGTTCGTGAATGGCTCGGGGAACGCCAGTTCTCTGAGTTGCGCGCAGCCAATTTCACCATCGAAAATAAGCATTGGGAAAGCTCCCTGCTGATCAAGAAGACCGACCTTGCTGACGACAACCTCGGCCAGTACGGTCCCGTCCTCGAACAGATGGGCATTGAAGCTGCGATGCACCCCGACGAGTTGTTTTTCAATGTCCTCGAAGCCGGCGAATCCACTGCCTGTTTCGACGGTCAATTCTTCTTCGACACCGACCATTCCTGGGGCAACTCGGGAAGCCAGTCGAATGACATCACCAGCACCGTTGCCAGCACCTCCGCTGTTACCGCTGCCGAAATGAAGACCGCCATCCGCGCCGCAGTGAAGAAGCTCCTGTCATTCAAGAATGACCAGGGCAAACTATACCATCGGCCGACGGTTGGGCGTCTGTCTGACCTCACGATTCTGGTTCCACTTGACCTCCGCGACGTGACTTACGACGCCTTGGAAAGTGAACTGTTGAGCAACTCCACAAACGTCATTGTGGACCGCCCCAACATCGTCTCCAGCCCATACCTTGCCAGCGCTGTGAAGTTCTTCCTGTTCAAGACCGGCGAGCCCGTGAAGCCGTTCGTCTTCCAGCGGCGCGAGCCTCTCAGCCGTCAGATGGCTGGCATGGATAACCTCGAAACAAAAGATGTCAAATTCATGACCGAAGCTCGCTATAACGTGGGATACTTCGCGTGGTGGACCAGCGTTCTTTGCACCCTGACCACATAGTCAAAATGAGCAACAGCCGGCAGGACGCTGTCGGCTGGCTCCGGTCTGTCCGCCACAGGCCGGGGCATTTTTCTGGCGGAGGAGAATTGGACGATGAGCACATATCGAATCACGGTTGGCGACGCAGCCACAGG